GCGCGGCAGGCACGGGAGACGGCAGAGAAACTAATGCGCGATAACGTCTCGGACGTTGTCAATAAGATCTGGGCTGAGGCTGCCGAGGCGACCGAGGATCATCCATATCTGGTCAAGAAAAAGATCCAGCCTAACGGCGCTCGAGTCACGGGCGATGGTCGATTGATCGTGCCACTGTTTAACAGTGACGGCGAGATGACTACCGTGCAATACATCGACTCGGATGGGGGCAAGCTCTATCACTCCGGCGGCAAGACCGGCGGATCGCTTTGGCGTATCGGATCTAATCAGGATGCGCACATATATGTAGCCGAGGGCTTTGCAACTGCCGCTACAATCGCTGAAACGAGCGGTGTGGCGTGTTACGTTGCATACTCGGCGAGTAACATCCCCAATGTTGTTGGGCAGCTTAGAGAGCGTTTTGGCGCCTCTCAGCGCATCATCATAGTGGCAGACAATGATTCTAGTGGAGTCGGTAAGTCATACGCAGACCAAGCCAGCGCGAAGTACGGTGCGACCGTCATCATTCCCCCAGATGAGGGCGACGCCAACGACTATTTGCTGGCTGGCAATGACTTATCGGCTCTATTAGAGCCACCTGAGATCAAGCTGGACTGGCTAATCGACGGCAACGAGTTCACGACAAAGCCAGCGCCGATCAGTTGGTACATCAAGAACTGGCTCCAGAATAAGTCACTCATGATGGTTCACGGGCCTAGCGGCTCAGGCAAAACGTTCCTAGTCCTCGACTGGTGCCTCAGGATGGCTGCTGTCGACATGGATAACCGAGACTGGTGCGGTAACAGGACAAAAGACCTGCCGATCGTCTACTTGGCTGGTGAGGGCCATTATGGTTTACGCGCTCGAGTCGCCGCATGGATGCAGAACTTTGGCGTAGATAAGATTAAATTCTGGATGAGCAAGACCGGCACTGATCTTAACTCGAGCGAGGGCTTGGTTAAGGTCATCGATAACGTCCGCGCACTGCCCGAGACGCCAAAGGTTATCGTTGTAGACACATTGCACCGATTTTTAAATGGCGATGAGAACAGCGCTCAGGACGCCAAGACAATGCTGGATGCCTGCGCCTTAATAATGGAAGAGTTCGACTGTACGGTCGTCCTAGTGCATCACACGGGCGTATCTGATGAGGCGCAGCACCGTGCCAGAGGTTCGAGCGCTTGGCGAGGCGCACTTGATATCGAGGTAAGCGTTAAGCCGAGCAAGAACGGAGGCCCAATCGAAGTTATCCAGAGAAAGATGAAGGACGCCGAGATGCAGGACAGCCTGTTCTTTGATCTCAAGAAGGTAGATATCATTGGATGGCGTGATGAGGATAACGATCAGGTATCGAGCGTTGTCTTGGAATCAGCCAACAAGCCAATCAAAATGGATAAGAAAATATCCAAAGTCGAAGAGAATCGTAGACGGTTTGAGCGAGCGTGGCATCATTGCCATAGAGCTAGGGATGACAAGAATCGACCGTTCCTATCTCGAAGCGCGTTGCTTGAGTATCAGGTTAACGAACTTGGTGCGACTGAATCGTATGCAAAAAAGCAACTTCAACCGTCGCCAAGTTCCTTGATTGGAATCCTGATGGATGCGGATTACATCGAAAAATATGGCAAGGGATGGTCGGCAAAATCAGCCAGTTTGATCATAGATTTTGGTGAAAACGGATAAAAGGTACATATCCGTTTGTGTTTTGAATAAAATCAAACACTTAGCTAAAAAACGGATAAAACGGATAAAACGGATACGGATATGGTTTATGATTATAAAATGTATACAAATCAACAGTTTAGTAAAAAACGGATATGGAAAACGGATATATTTTTGGCAGATGTAGAAAACGGATACGAGCGGATACCTGTCTTGTAAAGACAGTATCCGTATCCGAATTTCTGCGCGTATAATTGTCCGTAACAAATTGATGGAGTTTTAGATGACTGAAGAAGTAAAAATTGGAAGGCCAACTGATTATACTGATGAGTTGGTGGATCGAATCTGCGAGGAAATCGCCGCTGGTCGATCATTGAATCGCATCTGCAAGACCGAGAGTTGGGCTCCAGATAAGTCCACATTCTATCGGTGGATGTACAAACACGACTCGATACGCGACAAATACGCGCGAGCGAAGAATGCGTGTCAAGAATTTGCCGCAGAGGATATCCTCGAGATAGCCTACGATGCGACGCCTGAGACATACAACGTGGCGCGATTGAAGGTCGACGCGCACAAATGGGTGGCGAGTAAGCTATTGCCTAAGCGTTATGGCGAGAAACAGCAGCTCGAGCACACTGGCGAGTCTGGTGGGCCGCTGGTCATTAAGTGGAAAGGAAAAGACGATGAGTAATTGGGATAAGTTTTTATTATTGATGGTGGCTGGCTGTGTGTTGACGACGTTTGCAATGATGGCGGACTTTTTAGGATGGTATGCCTGAGATAACGATCCCGTACACGCCTCGGGATGTCATGATCCCGTTTCACGATAGAACGAGTCGATTTGCCTGTTTGGTGGCGCATCGGCGGTGCGGCAAGACGGTCGCCGCGATTAATGACCTGATCCGCGATGCCTTAACGATTAACCGGCCCAACGTCCGAGTGGCGTACATTGCGCCGAGCTATCGGCAGGCCAAGGCGGTGGCGTGGGATTATTGCAAAGAGTTTACGTATAAGATACCGGGCATCAAAGTCAATGAAGCTGAATTGCGCATTGATTTTCCCAATGGCGCTCGCATACGATTGTTTGGCGCCGAGACAGCTGACTCGATGCGAGGGCTATATTTTGATGCGGTGGTAATGGATGAGCCGGCTGACTTTCCGGCGAACGCATGGTCGACAGTCATTCGACCAGCGATCGCAGATCGTCAGGGCCGCGCAACGTTTATCGGAACGCCGAAAGGCAAGAACGAATTTTGGGAGATATTTGACGCATCGCGCAATGATCCGACGTGGTACTCGGCGGTGCATAAGGCTAGTGACACTGGCATATTGCCGGGCGAGGAGCTGGACGCCGCGCTCAAGACAATGGGCGAGGATCGATACGAGCAGGAGTTTGAGTGCAGTTTCGAGGCAGCAATCGCTGGCGCTTATTACGGCACCGAGATGAAGGAAGTAACAAATACTGGACGGATTGCCGCAGTTCCATATGATAGAGCCGTTGGAGTCGTTACAGCGTGGGACTTAGGCATTGGTGACTCGACCTCGATCTGGTTCGCACAACACGTTGGAGCCGAGGTTAGGCTGATCGACTACTACGAAAGCTCTGGCGTTGGACTTGATCATTACGCCAAAGTGTTGCAAGACAAGGATTATGTTTATGAGTCGCACGTCCTACCGCATGACGTGCAGGTTAAAGAGCTGGGAACTGGCAAGTCTCGGCTCGAAACGTTGGATTCGCTAGGGATAAGGCCCGTGACAATAGCACCAAAGCTAATGGTCGATGATGGAATACAGGCAGTGCGATCCATGCTCGGACGATGCTGGTTCGACGAGACTAAGTGCAATCGAGGTATCGAGGCATTGCGGCAATACCAACGAGACTTTGATGAGAAGGGCAGAACGTGGCGAGGCAGGCCTCGGCATGACTGGACATCACATGGCGCAGATGCAATGCGCTACTTGGCAGTTGGATACCAGAATCAAGCATCGAGCTGGGGCGATCCAATCAGGCGCAACTTGCGAGGGATAGCGTAGTGGGCAGGATTACAGGTTTACTTAAATATATAAGTAAGGCGCAAGATGCCGTTGATGCATTAGTTAAAAAATATAATGTCCCCAAAGAAGTTGCAGAAGATGCAGTCCGTAACAATAAATGGATGAACCTAGAAGGCGCGTTGATTGATGAGCCGCAAAATACTAGAAAAGTGTACAAGCTGCTTGATCAAAAACGTGACAACGAGTTTTATCCATTGTTTGTTGGCGCAGATAAGCCATTTGTTAAAGATGATTGGTCGTATGCTCAATATATGAGTCCAAACCAAGCAGGAAGAGTTGATGCTAAATTGAGCGGAGGAAAAGGGAAACCGGGTCTTGCTTTTCGTCCGGGCATTCATTCTGGAGCAAATCCATTTGCTTTGCACATTGGTAAAAAATTAATAAATCCGCCGCAAGGTAAACCGGATTTTCGTCCAAATAATCAAGTCTGGGGAGAGGTACTAGTACCAGATGATTACGATTGGTATAACGAAGCTATGATGAGGGCTAAGTTAACTAATAAAGGAAATATAGATTTAAAAACGGCGGAAATTAAAGATCAAATTCCATTTGGCGGAACGTACAATTACAATACAAATGCCAATGTTGCTGGAGACTGGACGATATCGGATAGGATGAAAATTAATAGAATCCTCGATCCAGACGAAGTAGCATGGATGAATCGGCAAAATAAAGTTTCTGATTTGCCATATGTTCAAGACTTAATCAAAGCTGCCCTCAATAAAGGGCAAGGAAAGTTATCTCAAAAAGATATTACTAAAAGTGGTTTTGACTATTTAAAAAGTCGAGGCCTGCTCGACTTAATTAAGTACAAATAAGGATAGCGTAGTGGCAGTTATAGTTCCTAAAGGCGGCATTTTAAGGATGATGGGGCAGCGCATAAATCCCCAAGTTTTAGAACGCGCACAAGAAGAAGAAAAAATACGAGGGCTTTTGTTTAGAACTGAGCCGACCGGAAACGTTGGCCCACATCCAGAGATGAGCATTGTTGATTTAGAGGGCAAGCCATTTATAAGTGGGATGTCTGATAGATCCGCTGCGGCGCGGAAAGTTACTCGCGTAAATGACACCGAATTAAATATGCCGGTAAATTTAACTGGCGGTCAGGGATTCATGTTTAACAACCCCGGCCTAGTTTGGGCAAATGCACAAAAAGAAGCAGAGGCAATGGATGCTTTTGCAAATGAGTTAAAAAGATTATATGGCGAATATCCTGTAATGCTGCCTTACCGTATGGGAATGGGATCTGCTGATCAGTCAACGATGCCGGGCGAGGTCATGTTAAGTTATGCGCAGTCATTGCTTGGCAAACAAGGCAAGT